ATTCATAGCAGCAACACCTGATGGTGTGTTCCAGTATGACTTATCCCTATTGAAGTTAGGGTTTGAGAATTACACAGACCATAGTGCTGGTGTGGATATGTATGTAGCAGACCTAGCTATATCTATCGGTAGTCAGATGCTTGAATGGTATCCTGAGTTCGCAACCGAAGATGAATATGTCGATGCTCTCATGAGCAACGGCGATACCATTGGCTTCGACGAGAGTGAGTCTTGGTGAAATATTGGAGTTCGATGTTATTCATCTCTGCCTGTGCTTTCCTCGGTGGTACTGACATCAATTCCATCATCACTACTGTTGCTTTCATCACCTTCATTGCTATCTGGTTTGTCTAAGTCCTCGTCATGATAAGGTCTATACCCGCCAAGTTTATTGACGAGTCTTTTTATCGCACGCTTGTGACGCATTCTTGCTGCGTCCTCCGTGCCCAGAGATAGAAAGTTGGCTATCTCCTTGAAGTCTAGCGACTCAGCATGGCGGAAGAATAATAACTTCCTATCCTCTTTGGAAAGCTTCCAATATGCTGAGTCAACTTCAAGTAACATAACCTGTATGTTGCCACCCTCAGCAGGGGCAGAAGGCTTGCCCCCTCCACTAAGATTTAACTTCGGTGCGATATGAAAGTTACCCATCAACACAGCAGGTAACAGCACCTCAACTAACCCTGGTTCATAATAATATAAATCAGATACATCATAGCCAACTGTCTTGGCTTTCCATCTCTGACAGTAATCCAACGCTTCGTTTCTTAGACTACGATAGATAAGGTTCTTAGCATCCTTCTCACCTATCGCTTCCCAAGTATCTAGTTTATTAGGGTGCTCAGCAAACCATTGGTATAATGCTTGCTTGATATCCTCATACTCACAGATGGTAAACTTCTTGGAGTATTCACTAGCAACTGCTGTGACTACATACTCCCAGCGTTCGATTCTACTCCAGTCCATTATCAACTTTCTCATTCTTATACTTGCGTGTCATTGTAAGTAAGTCTTCAACTGTGATGAGATAACCCTTAGACTTATTAGGCGGCACTTCGCAGGAGATTTCTCTACCCAATTCAAGTACACCCTTCTTAAGTATATGTGTGGGCACGATTACTGTTGACTGCTCTAGCACGAATGCCCAGTACGCAGCCTCGGTTACTGATAAACCTGATGGCTCCCATGCCTTAGACTTATTGAACCAACACTCAACTTCAATGTATAAGTTGTTGGTAATCCACCACTTCCTATCACGCTTGACCTCTACTGTGCGCCCACCAGTAAGTAACTCCTCGACCAATGTCTCACCCTTTCGACCATACCCAAAGTCTAAATCGAACGAAGAGTTCTTTACCATTTACTTATCCCACTTATCTCTGAGTACCAGCAAGGCTATGATGGCGTAGTTAGCTAAGTCCTTGAACGAATCCTCAAGGGATTCATACTCGGCCTTGCGTTGGAAGTCTATTAAGTTATTGATACGAGCAGTCTTATCATGGATACGAACACGAAGTCCATTGAGTGCACCGCCAGGTGCGTCAGCAATATTCTTAGCACCATAATCCTTGTGCTTCTTAATCAGCACAGACATCAACTCATCATATACAATCCTTACATCCTCTTCGAATTGAGTTGGGTATTGTACACGCTCTTCCTTGCTAACAGGGGGATAGTTAAAGTTACTGTGAGGATATCCTTCTCTTGCTTTGTTTCTGTAATCTGATAACCCATCCCAGCCAGGTGTTGTACTATCTGCCATATCTCTTCACTCTCTATTCTTGAATAGTTGTTTGAGTTCTCCATCGAAGTCTTCCATTACGCTTTCTACTATAATATCCTCAACAGTTTCCCCAATCATTTCGGGGTAATGTTCTGCTGTGAATAAAGTTATGTATGCTGACTGTGTTATCTGGCTGATATACTCAGCATCATCTTTGTTATCGTATAGCCCACGCAACAGACTACCAAGTAGCAAACGGAAACCACCTGGCATTATCATTGAAGGGTTGAACTCTTCTCCATCTTCAACCATATGTTCAACCACATCAAAGGCATCATCTAATATTTCCCCACACTCAGGGCACTTATACTTATCGCCATGACGGAACTCAGGCATTAGCTAGTCCTGCTCTCTTAAGTATTGCTTGCGACCCGTTGCTAGTATAGAATGAGTTAGGGTCTTCGCCGTCGGGGAACTGGACGATAGTAACAGGGAGTTCTCTTGCAAGTGAGTTGGCAAATTCTTTTCCTGGTTGGTCTCCGTCAGCAAAGACATAGACTCTTTCGAAATCGGCGAGGAGTCTCGTGTAATGTTTCTTCCAACTATTAGCCCCTGGCACACCAATACAAGGAATGCCGACGCAAGCAGACATAGTAATAGTATCAAGTTCTCCCTCGCAGATACCAATGTAATCACCAGCCCGCTCAATATCAAGGACATTATACATTTTAGTGTCAGCTCCAGTAAGTCCCATATACTTCGGCTCCACCGCAGGATTGAGCGAACGAAACCGTAAATCCACAACACCAGTCTTAGTAACATATGGTATACTCAACCTTCCTTGGTACATCTCATGGCCTATCTCAGCCTCTACGACTACGCCTAATCGAGCCAGCCGTGCTACCTCTATCGGAATGCCCCTGTTTTTTAGGTAGCCTTCTGCCTGATAAATGTTTGCCGCGTACTTCTCCGATGCCCGTTCCAATAGTTCTCTCTGCGAATTCTTTTGCATCTCTTACACTAATTCCTTCTCTTTGGGATATGATTTGTAAACTGTTTCCCTGAACCCCGCATGCAAAGCAGATGAACACATTGGTGTCCAAGTTGGCTGTGCCTGATTGATGTGTGTCTCCATGGAATGGACATCGCAGATTTGTTTGCCCGTGGTTGCGTCGTATGTCCGCACCATAGTGGATAAGGACATCTCTAATACTTGGTAGGTCATTCATGTCTCTCTCTCATCCACTGCTCTAAGTTTTGTATAACCCAAGCGTTCTTAACGCTACTGTTACGACGCTTGACTACAACGAAGGAAGAAGGTTCCGTACCCAACCCTCTTGCCTTCGCGTAGTTCTTTGCCTCAACCTGCGCCTCGTCCCAGAAGGCAGGTAAGTCTAGCTTCTTACGATTCTTTAACTCCATAATGTATGTCTTACCCTGAAGGAATACATACAAGTCGCCCTCATCTTTAGCACCAGCCTTAGTAAGACGCTCAGCTACAGCATTGTTATCACGAAGCCAACGCATTACATCGGTCTCGAACTGTGCACCTTTACGTCCGTTAGGGTTAGCCATTAGTATGCGCTCTTATCTTTCTCTAGTATTCTCGTTGCCCAGTCAAGTCCGTCGCATACGCCCTGCGTATACTCGTCGCTAACTGTCGGTTTGGCATCATTAATCTTCTGTATGCAGATAGCAATATGTCTGTGATATTCAGCCTGTGACATTTCTTTTGCATGTATCTCCAAGTAATCGTCATCCATTAATTTTTCTCCAGATGAGGAAGTTAAACTCCCGACCAAACAGAGTTATAGTCAATCCATAATCTGCTTCGTCCCATTCATAAATACTGATACCTAGGTAATCTGAAAACTTTACTCGTTTATCTGTCCCTGCATATTTTATTTTCATATGTTTTCTTCCTAACCATTCTCTGGTATATCTTCAACGAACATATACTCAGGATTGAAAGCAATCCAAGTCATTAGTCCACCACCCGCATCGGCTTTGCCATAACGGTTCTTGACAGGGGCCACGCCCATTGATGTGCCCACAACACCAAGCGTGCAAATGAGTGCGGGGAGCTGAGCCACCTTTCCCTGAATCGCGGAACGAGGCTGGCAAGGAGAGCCAGGTACCGCTTCACTCGTATGATGTAATACCAACACACCCGCATTCGTAGCCCTAGCAAGATACTTCAACTCCTTCATGATAGCTCTCATAGAAGAGAACTCCTCGCCACCATCGGTGGCTACATCCATTAAGTTATCGACAACTATTAGTTGTGGTGGACATCCCCACAATTCTTCGAAGGCTTGTACTTCCTCATCGATATCTTGTAGTGATGGCGCTGATTCAAATGACCAGACAATGTGGCTAGCCTTAGCTAGCACTGCTCTTGTCCAACCTAAATCAGTATTCAATAATCCTTCAACATCAGTCTGATTCTTACCCGAAATCATAGATGCTAATCGCATAGCCATTGTGTGTGCGTTGGTGTCGGCGCTAATGTATAGGGTGGGAACCTTCATCTTTAGCGCAAGAGCTAAGGCAAGTGTTGACTTACCTACTCCTGGCGCTGCTGCGAACATCGACACTTCGCTACGCCTGAGGATAATTTTGTTCGACTCAAACGCTTTGAAGCACGATGGCAATGGTTCTCCGCCAATACTTGCACGACCAACGCTTCTGACAAGTGTACGCAAGGCTTATTCCTTTTTAGTAAGAGTCGTAGCCAACCCATGACAAACTGACTACGACTCATTTGATTTCCTGTATTTAGTTTACTGGCTTGCACTGGTCAACTGTACCCTGTGGGGTAGGACATGCCCAGAATGCATACGGTTTACCAGTCTTGCTACTGATTCCACTGCGATAGATACGCGCCCCGTGCTTACACGTTGGAGCTGCGGTACCTGATGCTTCCGAGACTGGGCTGGGTGGTAAGGAGAGCGGTGGCGTTGTGCTTGTTGTGGTACTTGGCGTTGATAAAGGGGCTAGATTGTACGCACCTGCCAATAGCTTGTTAGTTGCAGCAATCTGTGTAGCGTAATCACCTACACCCTCAAGCAGTACACTGAGTTCATCAGCAGTATTGGCACGGATATTAATCATATCACCAGGGCCAGTCTTATACGAGACTTGCAGTTTCCATTCTTCGTTCATCGTTTCTCTTTCTTTGAAGTAAACGAGCAGTGCTCTGTGAGCCCGCATCGGTTACAGTTGTTTGTGTTGGGTAAGAATATACCAGCAAGACGTGCTTTGTCAAATTTTTCTACGAAGTAATCAATCATCTCGGTTGAGTATTTGGTTAGGTCTTCCATCTGACCAGTGCCAGACTGACGAGCCATCCAATAGTTACCATAGTTTATATCAACACCAAAGACTTTCTTCAGCCCTGCTCGGTAGAAACCTAGCTGTAGGCTGGAGTCAGGTGTGCGTTGTGATGTCTTCAAGTCTACCACAACTAACTGACCATCAACATCAAAGACTCTATCGATTACCATCTTGACTGGAACACCAGCAAACTCAGGTATGATACCTAGTTCAATCGCAGGAACGCCTTCAGGCGTCTTCCAAATCTTCCAATTCTTGTTGACTTGTCGCCATTCGACGTAGGACTGGACCCATTGTGGACCAGCGATATTCCAGAAGGAAGCATCTTCCTTATTGGGGTAATCTTTCGTAGCCCTGCCGCCAACTCTAAGCGTCGATAAGTCGACATCTTTGGTATATTCATTCCATGCCTCTTCCCATAATTGTTTACTCAACATGTTGTCTGTCCCATTCTTCAGTAGCCTTGTGGAATGCGGAGCCACCTGCGCTCCATACCGCTGGCTTCTCTGGTATCTGCAACAGTCGGCTGAGGTAGTATAGATAACCGCAGTCGATGAAGGTAGTCAGAGCTGAATAGGATACATGACCTGGTATCTTATAATCATCAGAGAGATATACTCCCATAAATATTCCTTCCAATATATAATTATATTAATTATATATAGACC